TGTCAAATGGTGAATCGGTAATCAATGCAAAATCGACTGCAATGTTTGGGAATTTACTTTCTAATATCAATCAAGCGGGTGGCGGTGTAGCCTTCGGGAATCAAAATAACTCAAATCCGATATTTAAAACATATGTCGTAGCTTCTGAAATGACAAGTCAAATAGAAGCCAATTTAAAATTAAAACAAATAGCACGTTTATAATATGAATAGAAAATTAATAGAATTAGTAATTAGCGACGAAGGTGGAGTGGATAAAATTTCACTCGTTGAGGAGCCAGCCATCGAAGTGGATTTCATGTACTTCAAAAAAGAAACTGAAAAGTATCGTTTCGATAATGATTTGCAAATTGTTATAGGACCAGCCATGATTCCTGACTTGAAAATAATTCGAGTTGATGACAAAGGCAATTATTACGATGTGGTTTTTTCCAAAGAAACTATTTTAAAGATTGCAAAAAAATTCATGAAAGAAGCTCGCACAAACGATGTGAATCAAGACCATGAAAACAAAAAGAAAACGGGAACGTATGTTTATGAATCGTGGATTGTAGAAGATGAAAACGATAAGGCTATTCAAAAATATGGATACGATGTGCCCGTAGGAACGTGGATGGTATCAATGCAAGTAGAAGATAAAGAGACATGGCAAAGAGTTAAAAATGGGGAGTTAAAAGGCTTTAGTGTTGAAGGTATGTTTGAAGAATATGAGAACGAAGAATTATTCAACAAGATAAAAGGCATTGTAGCATTTGACGAAGATAAGGCTTTGGAACTTGCGAAAACTTTAGGAATCAAAGCAAAGGAATTAGAAGAATTTGACTTGGTAGAAGTAGATGAGAATTTCATTCGACCTCAAGGATATAAAGAAGGATTGACGGTTTACAAGTACGATGGACCGCCAGCAGAAAGAATCTTTTGCAGAACGATGTTATCTTTAGAAACTTATTTCACATTTGAAGAAATTAAAGCAATCGCACAAGCTCCCGTTAACCCAGGCTTTGGCCCACGAGGAACGGATATATACGATATATGGAAATATAGTGGCGGTGCAAACTGCAAACATTTTTGGAGAAAGTATTACATCAATGCTAAAGAGAAAGTAATCAACAAAGGTAAAGCGCCAGGACTTGCGGGAACGGCTCCATACGACCAACCGAACCATGGTTTCTTACCATCTAATAAAAAATAGTTATTCACAAAAATTGTTAAAAACTTTAAAACCAATATATAAGAACATGTACAAGATTAAATTAAACCAAATTAGAGCACTTTTAGGCGTAGAAGTGTCTTTAGAAAAATTAATTTTAGCGGATGGAACTGAATTATCTACTGAAAAATTAGAAGTAGGTTTCCCAGTTTTTGACGCTGAAAATAATCCCGTAGGTGCGGGCGAACACAAATTAGTTGACGGCACAATCTTCATGACAGATGAACTAGGTGTTATTACCGAAGTTATCAGAGTAGAAGAAGAAATGCCAGAAATAGAAGCACCAGTTGAAGTATCGATTGAAGCATCTAGCGAAGCTCCAGCAGTTGACCCTTTACAATTAGTTTATGAATCAATTAGCGAATTAGGAACTGAAATCGCTACTTTGAAAGAAAGAGTAAACTCATTCTCAAAAGCGCCAGCGGTTGCACCAATTAAAAAAACTGATAACGAAGTTATCGAAACAACATTCTCAAAATTAGAAAGATTAAAATCAATTAAAAACCAATTAAAAAAATAAAATATGTCATTTAACGTAGGATCTTTACCAGCATATACAGACCAATTATCTACCGACCTTATCAGTGCGGCATTATTAAAGTCATTTAGTACTGACTTCGTAACAATCGAAGCAGGAAAAACTGCAGGAACATCTGCAATCAATTTATTAAATTCAACAGTTAACATTTTACCAGCAACATGTGGTTTTTCAAGTGACCAAACTGGTACAAATGCAACAGTATTTTCTCAAATTCCTTTAGTTGTAGAATCTAAAATGTTAAAAGAGCAAATGTGCCCTGAAACATTGAGAGCTAAATGGACATCTTCACAATTGGGTGCGGGTGCAAATCAAGAGACAGTACCTTTCGCAGAATTAATCGCAAACGACAAAATAAAAAACATCGCTAAGTATGTAGAAAATACAATTTGGCAAGGTGATGGAGCTAACTTACCAGGGTTATTAGTTCAAACATTCAATGCAAATGGTTCAATCAATTCAGCGGGTGCTTACACACAATGGACTACTTCAACAGCGATTGCAGAATTTTGGTTAAACGTTGGTTCATTAACTCCAGCATTACAAACAGAAGATGACTTAATCATGTACACTTCATATGCTAACTATCAAGCGTTAGTAGGTGCATTGATTAACACGGGTGCTTCAGTTATCGGTACATTCGCACAAGTTAGCAATGCAGCGGGTGTTAACGCTCCAAGTTCATTCGTTTTCCCTGGTACAAACATTACAGTTTTCGCAGCGCCTGGTATCGATGATCCAGCTCGTGTAATCTTAGCTCCTAAAAAATACATCTTCTTTGGAACTGGATTGTTAGACGAAATGGATACATTCAAATTCTACTACAACGAAGCTGACGATGTTATGAATTTCAGTGCTAAATTCAGACTTGGAACTGCAGTTTATGTATCTCAAGTAGTATCAAACAAATAATCATAAAAAAGGGAGCTAAAAACTCCCTTATTTTTCAACTTTAAAAATATTTATAAACATGGCATGTAGCATATTAAGCACGATTAATTTAGATTGTATGAGCGCCTTAGGTGGTGTGAATACTATCTACGTTTTTGCGGGCGACAATTTCGAAATCCAAACTGTCACAGCGGGTGAAGTAACTTTGGCTGGTGGTAGTGGAGATTTCTTTCAATACAAATTTGCAAAAGATACTGCAAAATTAACAGAAACGGCAACGATTTCAAACGCAAACGGAACAGTTTTTTACACAACTGAATTAAGCGTAAACATCTCAAAAAGAGACGTTGCAAAAAGAAACGAATTTTTATTGTTAGCAAAGAATCGTGAGATTAGAGTTATCGCAGTAGATAACATGGGACAATACTGGTTGTTAGCTAACACACGTGGTGCAGTTTTATCTACTATGGTAGGTGAAGGCGGTCAAGCTATCGGAGACATGAACGGATATACATTCACGTTCCAATCAATGGAAGCGGATCCAATGCCAGCATTGAGTTCAACAAGTAGAACAGCAATAGCAGCAATCGCACCGAATTCAACAGCAGCGGTTGGTGGCTTTGATTTCAATACTTCAGCTAACTAATATTAACCTTTAAAAAAATAGGGCGGTGCGGTCAATCGCATCGCCTTTTTTTATGTCATGATAAATTTAATAGAAGGGAAAAACGAGTTTATAATTTACGGAGATTTCACACAAAATATGAATGACTATCAAATCCATTTATTCAATGGCTTTGATAGGATTGAGCATATATGTAAATTAGAAAATAAAACAAGTAGTACAAGATTTGCAGAGTTTACCATCTACATAAACGATGGTATTACAGCAGACTACCATTTGAACGGATTGCCATTTGGTAATTTTGATTATACGATTAACATAGGAAATAACATTTACAATCGTGGTCAAGCGTTTTTAGCTGGGGATACAGAAGTACAAAAAATTGAATATATATCTGATAATGAAAAAAGCGAAAGCGTTATTTATGTAAGCTAATGAAGACAATTATAGACACATTAAAAGAGCCCGTAAACGTATTAAACGCAACGACTTTCGGAGTAAGTTTGACGACATTGCCCGAAGATTTGAAGATAGTTTTCTACATTGTATCAATTATTGCATCAATATTGGTATCTGTTAAGTATATTTACGAGATTATTTCATTGCGAAAAAACGGAAAAAAAGATATTTAAGAGTATATGAACAATTTTGCATTTAATTCAATTTCACAAATTCAAATAAATTTGCCTACGTTCTCTGAACGTGGTTCAAAAAAATGGATAAGCTATGGAGAGGACAATTTATATCCTCAATTTATAGCGAGTTTATTTTTGCGTTCTGCCATCAATAGAACGGCAATACAATCAAAGATAGACGCAACCATAGGAAACGGATTAAAGACCACGGATGAGGCTTTGAATTACGTTTTAGTGCGTGCCAATCCGATTGATAGTTGGAACGATGTGTTTGAAAAATGTGCGCAAGATTATATCACTTTTGGTGGCTATGCTTTGAATATAATTTGGTCAAACGATGGTAAGACAATAAGCGAAATTTATCATCTTGATTTCACAAAAGTAAGAAGCGGTAAAATTGAGCCAGGTGATGACGCACCAAAAGAATATTTTTATTCTACGAATTGGGAGAACTCAAATAAATATAAGCCAACACAATATGCAACTTACAATCCTACTTTGTCAATTGAATGTCCTTCGCAAATTCTTTATGCGTTTGATTACGAACCTGGGAATATCTACTATCCTTTGCCGACATACGCTGGATCGATTAATGATATCCAAATTGATATTGAAGTTAGTAAATTTCACATCTCGAATCTTGCCAATAGTTTGAATCCATCTTTGTTTATTAGCTTAAACAATGGAATCCCAGCGCCCGAGGAACGTAAAGAAATTTATGACGAGTTAACAATGGCTTATCGTGGAACTGAAAATGCTGGAAAAGCATTCGTTGCATTTAGTCAAGATAAAGAACATGCGCCCGAGGTTACGCCAATAACAAGCACAAACGATAATTATTACACTACCTTAGAAACTCGAATCACAACGAGAATCTTAACAGGGCACAGAATTACAAGTCCGTTATTATTGGGGCTTTACAATGGTGGCGCTGGCTTTAGCTCGAATGCAGATGAACTTGCGGTGGCCTATGGTCACTTTATAGGAACGTGTATTCGACCAATCCAAAAAAGCATGTTACGAGTATTCAACAACTTGATGCTGAATAGAGGTTACGAAACTGAATTACTTATCACTCCAACAACGATTATAGAACCAACAATAATAGCAGAATAATGGCAGTTACTAACGTACTTTTCGTATCAGAAACGAAACTAAAATCATATACTTCAATTCATCAATCGGTTAGTCCTGATGACTTGCAACCATTCATTTTACAGGCGCAAGATATCTACTTGCAAAATTATTTAGGTGCTACGTTTTATCAAGAGTTACAAACTCAAATAACGAATAACACATTAACGATCCCGAATAAAAAGATATTAGATGACTTTATAGGAGCTATGCTTTGTAACTATGCGTTATACCATGCATTACCATTTTTGAAATACAAAGTATTCAACAAAAGTATAATGAATAATGATAGCGAAAGTGGTCAATCTATTGATTTGGAAGCGTTGAAATTTTTACAAAACGAAGTGCGTAGTGTAGCAGAAAATTATACCAAAATGATGACTACTTTTTTGCGCAATAATTTAACCGATTATCCATCGTATAATAGTTTTGATTTCTTGGATGGTATTACTCCCGACAAAGGCACGCCGTATTTCAGTGGATTGCAAACCAATTCGAGCTTCAACACTAGAAACAGAATTAGAAGACGTGGTGATTGTAACGATTGCAACGAATATTAAAAAAATTAACTAAAAAACAAATATAAAACATGATTGACAATTCAAAATTCATTATCACAAATGAAGTAATCGTAGATAAATACGACTTAATAATCCAAGCGGATGTAACTGGAGTGCCAGCTATTTTGCAAATTCAAAAAGCGGGCTATGGTATTGTATTTATTGGACACTATGCTTCGTTAAAATTCTTTATTGATGGTGATAAATTGGTAATTTTAGACAACAACTTTTATGGAGAATTTTCAGCGAATAACGTTGACGGATTTAACACGGCTCAAGATTTATTAGTTTCTTTAAAATCTGGAATTAACTAATAAAATATAAACCATGACAAAAATAATATTACAAGCGGGCCAATTAATTGATGTTATTAACTACAATGAGAATCAATATTTTTCTTTAGTTGTTAGCGAAGATTTACCAATGCCAACAGCGATTTACAAAGAAGATACATCAATCGGAGTTAACGTTCAAAGATTTATTGTAGATAGCGTAATCATAGCGAATATCAATACAAGTGAATCTTTAACTGATAACAATGGTAATTTTTACGAGAAAGTTGAAAGCGCTGCTATTCTTACTGAAAACAATTTTAACCCATTAAAAGAGACAGATGAAGCCGAAAATTAAACATTGGTACGAAAGTAAAACAATCGTAATGAACATCCTGGTATCAATTACAATGGTAATGGCATTATTACCGCCATTGTTTTTGGATTTAAAATTAGATGAAAATTTGACATTAAGATTGACCGTATTAGTAGGATTTATTACGAATGTAATTAACATCGGTTTACGTTTCATTTCTACGGATAAAATAAAGCGTAATGCCTAATTCAATTGTAAGCGCTAAGTTTGATTTGATGCGGTTAAATTTGCCTAAAAATAGCGAGTTTACGCTCGATAACAATACGATTAAGGTAAAGCATAGCGACATAAGTTTAAAGGCTGAAATTGAGGCTAAAATAAAGAATATAACGGCTTCAATTGGGTGCGAAATAAACGACAAGTCAACAAGCGCAAAAATTAAATTTGAAGTCAAATTTTAATATCTATTTTTGTAACGAATGAAGGTAAAAATATTTAGTCAAGCAGAACAGGAAAAGTATTTTGGCAAAGCAAATGCTGAAGGTAGTTATCTTACTATGATTGATTTACCTTATACAATGTTCTACGATAGGCAACCAGTTAAGCGTATGCGGTGCCACAAAAAAGTAGCACAGGCGTTTAAAAATGTATTCAATGAATTGTTATCAAGTTATGGCGAAAGAAAGATAAATGAATTGGGTATTAATGACTTTGGCGGTTGTTTCAATTATAGATTAATGAGAGGATCAAGAACTAAGTTAAGCGCTCATTCATGGGGTACGGCTATTGATTTGGATCCTAATAGAAACACTCTAAAAGAAACTCATAAAACAGCACGTTTTGCACGAGCAGATTACAAAGCAATGATTGACATCTTCGAAAAACATGGCTTTGCTTCATTAGGTAGATTAAAAGATTACGACTGGATGCATTTTCAGTACGGATTACCGATATAAACTCGTTTTTTTCATAATTAAAATTTAGTGTTTTAGGCTCAATGTTTCTACATTGAGCTTTTTTTTTAAAAATTTATAGCCTTTATTCATGCACCTTTCAGAGAATTAACAAAAATAATTTGTAAAATAATTTGGTAGTACGAAATAGTGGTGTATATTTGCATTCATAAAACAAATAAAAACAATAATTATGACAAACACAGTTAAAACACAAACATTATCAAAAGAGGCGCAAAATTTATTTATTAAATTAGTTAGAATTCAATTAAGCGGTTATAAAAAAACTTCTTTAAACATGGTTTTAGGTACTATTGAATTTTATTCAAAATATATTCCTTTTAACAAAGTTTCTGTTAATTATTTAGTTACGTTATGCCATAACAACGGAATAAAAGCTAAGCAAGATTAATCAAAATAAAATAAACAAGGGGTGCGACTTCAACGCACAATTTTTTAAAACTTAAAAACAATAATTATGATTACACTAACACAACAAACAAGCGAGCAAAACACATTAACTCAAAACCATTTGGATATGGTTACAATGAATGAAGTTAAGAAAGTACATTTAGCATGTCAATTAGAAAGATTAGAAATTGAGATGCAACAACCAACAAAGAATTGGGATAAAATTGCCTTCTTAAAAACTGATATTTTTAGATTAAAAAACTACTTAAAAAATAATTAATATGCAAATAGTAAATACAACAATCGTGACATCGGTAAGCGAAATCAAAGAACTAATTCAACATTGTATTATACATAATATTGAAGGTCAGATAAACCTAACTTTTGAAGATAGCAAAATAATAGTTTCAGAACCGAGTAAAGAAATAGCTCCCGATTTCATTGTCGACAGATTCCCTCATTCAGATTGTATAGATAATTGCCAATAATAAAAACATGGAAAAGAATAAAAAACTAGGCCGTAAAAGTATATACATAAACCCTAAAAACAACACACTAAAGACGTATAGAAGTAACAATCATAAATTGTTAGATATCGTGAATAAATTGATCCAAAACAAAAATAGAATCAATCCTCAAAAGCTAACTGATAAACAACGTCAAGACATTAGCCAAACCATTAACGAATTATTATTTATATAATTCTTAAAATAAATTTTGTAGTACAAAACAAAAGTATATATTTGCACTCTATTAAACATTTAAAAAATAAAAATTATGAAAATTACAACAACACAAAAAACAACACAAGAAGTTAGTATTGCCTTCCCAACATTCACAAAGGTTGCAGGCGTTTTTGAAAAAAAGTATTACGCAGTTATTGACGAAAATACTATTTTTAAAGTATTCGATTACCATAGTATTAATGGTATAATTGATACTGGATTTGATGTATATTCAGCGTTCCAAGATGGATTTGAATTTATTGAGGAAAGCGAGTTTAATTCTGCATTATTAAAAGTAACGGAGCAACTAGACAATACAGTTAAAAAAATCCAAGATACATTAGAAACAATACATCACATTGATTTAATGGATAAGGAGCGTGAAGATTTAGTTGAATACCAGGACCAAGATAGAGCAGAAAGAGAAGAATATTTATCACAATTCGAAGACGAAGACGAAGACTATTAATATTAACAGGGGGGTAACTCCCCCACTAAAACAAAATAATTATGAATAAAGAACTAGCAAAACAAACCAAGGCTACTATAACAAGCCTATTCAAACAATTAGATTTGGACGTGGTTCCATTAGAGCAACTAAACGTTATCTTGTCAACACCACCGCCAGCGACATGGGTAAAACAACATCCATTTATTAAAGGCTACAATTACTTACCGATTGACAAAGTAGAATACTTACTTCGCAGATGCTTCAAAAAGTATCAAATCGAGGTTATTAAAACGGCCCAATTATTCAATGCTATTGAGGTAACAGTTAGAGTACATTATTTGAACCCAGCAACCAACGAAATGATGTACCATGACGGCGTAGGCGCACAAGAATTGCAAACTACAAAAGGAAGTGGCAATCTCAATATGGACATGAGCAACGTAAATAAAGGCGCAGTAATGATGGCCCTACCGATAGCGAAATCAATTGCCATCAAAGACGCATGCGACCACTTTGGAGATTTATTTGGAGCTAACCTTAATAGAAAGGATATTGTGCAATTTACGGGTGATACGGAGCTATTAAGCTCGGAAGCTATACATACATCAAAAGAGAAAGAACGTGTCGAAAAACACATTTTAAATGCAAATACGATAGATACATTAATGCAAGTTGAAGACCTTGCGAATAAATACGAATTAAACACAATTTTTAAAACTAAAAAACAATTATTACAAAATGGAAACTAAAATTTTATTCAGATGCAGTGGCACAGGTTCATTAATGACAGAACCAAAATTGAAAGCCGATAAAGAAGCTGGCAACCTTTCAGAAACAGCTAAAACATTCGTAGAAGATAAATGGCTATTCGATGAGTTCGGATTTGCCGAACTACTCAAAAACGACTACATGGATAAAGGAAACGAATGTGAACAGGACAGCATGGATTTAGTTAGCCAAGTTGTGCCTGGTGGCTTCCGTTCACGATACAATACAAAGCTACAAAATGAGTACGTTATAGGAACTCCTGACATTGTGTTACAAGATTGTGTTGAGGATATTAAGACTTCATGGAATCTAAAGACATTCTTTAATGCTGAATTAAGCAAGATGTACTTTGCCCAAGCTCAATGTTATATGTGGCTAACAGGAAAAGAAAAGTATCGTTTAATCTATGCTTTAGTGCCAACACCACAGCACATGGTTTTGAATGAATGCGAGAAGTTGGCTTGGAAGTATGGTAAAAATTATGATAATGAAGATTACATTGCACAAACGCAACAAATACAACGTAATAACGATTTGATTAAAGATTTACCTATTGAAAAAAGAGTTAAGGTATTCGCTTTTGATTATGATCCTGCATTCATTGAAACTCTAAAAACTAAAATCGAGAAAGCTCGAGAGTATTACAACACATTAAAATTATAAATTATGAAAGAAAAATTTGAATTTAT